ACTTACGACTATATCATCACCTCTAGTTAAATGCTTAAAACTATTTAAATCTTCTTTTATTAGATCGAGAGCTTCTTGTTTTATCAGTAATACAGAACCAACTAAAAAATCTACACGAGCATGCTTACACCAATGATCGCGAAGATCCTTATATTTTTTAGCTTTTTCTACACCTGATTTTCCATAAATGCCTATAAGCGGTTGATTTCTCTGTACTAATTTTCTGACTAACAGTGGAGAAGGAACTAAATCATCGTCTAGTATTAGCTTATAAGGTTCTGGATACTCGTAGCAACGCAACCAGCGTTCTATACAATACTTATTTTCTTCATTATTAATAACTTCAACTTTTCGAGAACGATAATCAAACGGTTCATGGGGATTATTATTTATTACAGTTATTGGAATGGTTCGATGAAAAGCATCACATATAGCTCGAACATTATCAGGTCTTTTGTAGTTCAAAACAATTATTCTAAGCATAGATTGAAATGTTACTCATTTTCTGATGGGTATATATTGCGTATCTTACTGCATCACACGGGTGAGAAGCCCAGTCATGAACTGGTTTAGGTGTTTCTGTATTTGGATTCCATTTATAGGCTGACATTGCAGAAAAAGTATGTCTTGCTCCTTCTGTGTCAAAAAATAAACGATCTTGTTCAATTAAAACTTGAATAGAATTGATTCCATCGTTAACAGATTTAATCGCATTTTCACAATAAATGTCATAATCATATGCAAAATCAGCCTTAACTTGTTGTGCAGCAGAGTCTATATATATTGTATCAATATTCCATTCATTAATTTTTTCCTGTATTTCAGCTGCAAGCTCTGAAGTTGTTGATTCTTTTGAGATAAACTCATCAACGATAAAATAATTATCTCCATCTGTTCCAATTACTACAAAAACGTTTTCATCGCGATATCCTACGTCAAGCCCGCCTATTACTTCTGCAAATCTTTCACCAACATAGTCACCTAAATGTTTTTCCTCATCTAAATCAAGATAAATTTGTGATTCAGTAGTAGTCCACTCACACTCATACTCTTGTAGATAAAGAGCTTTGGTAATAGATCTACGAGCTTCATCTACATCAGTTTCTGAAAGAAGAGGGTTTGCTCTCCAAGTATGTATTGAGGATGACCAATCTGGGTATTCTGGATCTTCTCCACGTAAAAAGTACTCATATAAGTAATTTCCTTTACCTCGTGGTGTAGAAATCCACAAACAACGAGAATCAGTAAAAGTAGATAAAGCAGGTCTTAAATCACGAGTGTAATATTCATCATTTGGAATAATTGCAGCTTCGTCCACAATTAAAAGATTCGCCGCACGACCCACTAATGAATCTCTATTATTAGCTGAAAGAAGACGAAAAACAGAACCGTTAATGAGTTTTACAACTTTATCTTTTTGATTGAAACGCTCAACTTCTATATCTAGTTGTCTAATTAAATCCGTAACATAATCCCAAATAATTGAAGAAAGAGAGAAGTTAGGAGCAACAACCATCACTTGTTGGCCAGGCTCAAGTAGTTTAGCAAATGCTAGAATAGCCGCTGCATATGATTTACCAGTACGACGAGCTGCAATATGAACAACAAAACGACTAGAATCGAGATTTTCTACCATTGCCCATTGTGATTCATTAAACTGAACTGGTTTTGGAAGACGATCTAAAAGACGTTGAATTTTTAGTTTAAAGAATTTATCGGACATTACCTAAAATATGGAATTATCATTGAGAGAAGGGAAATTATACCAGCTGTTAGACCACCTATCCATAACAGTGTTTTTAGTGAAGCTCTGCCTTGTGTCGCCATTTCACGAATTTCAGTTAAGTTTGTTTCTATTTTATCTATACGCTTTTCAAAACGTTCAAACATGGTAACAATTGTAGTATACCGCTCTTCACATACAGCTTCATGCGCTGATATACCAGCTTTATTAGACTGGGAACGCTCATGCAATCTATCTAATTCAATTTGTATTTGATCCAATTCGCGTGCTGTTTCAGACATCTAAACTCAAATCTTAATAATATAGTTTACAACCTCTGATGGAAGAGTTGTATTCACTGTAAAAGCGTCAACAGACAGTGCTGGAATTGACAGTGCAGGAACTGAATGTGTATGTCCGTTTACTGTTAATGAGGGTATTGTATGAGTATGAGCTGCCTGTGTTACAGAGTTAACAACTGATGTGGTAGTAGAGTCTTTTGCTGATGCAGCAACAGAAGTTGTTCCAACTGTTAAATCACCATCACCGTCAGATCCAGTGTTGTTAGCAACAGTAGAGCCTCCAGTTGATCCTGAAGTACCTGTTCCAGTGCTATTAGAAGCTGTTGTTACCCCAGTTTTTGAAGCAGATGTAAGCACTGATGAAGCACCAGCTGAACCATTGGTCACACCAAGAGTAGCGTTATTAGAACCTTTACCTAACGGAACTTTATCGCGTAAGTCAGGAAGATTAAAGGTAGTAGAGCCATCACCAGTACCAAAAGCAGTACCGACTGCAGCGAACAGTCTTGCATATGTAGTACGAGACACAGCTGTATTATCACAAAACAAGTAACCAGTTGGAGCTGTTGCACCACCATAAGCCATAATAGTTCCTGCCGGTACTACTTCTGCACCACCAGCGGTAGCTCCGTCGTGAATCCGAATATTATTAGTTGATGTATCAAGAGAAATTTCACCTGCTGCACCTGTAAAGGCGTCGTTTTGTGCAGAAGTTCCTCGTCTAAATTGTAGCTGTGTAGCCATGCGTTACTCCTTAAAGTGTTCCTAAATCGATTGAGCCTGTTATTAAAATTGTATTTGAAGAGTTAGTGCCTAGTGTAACGTCTCCAGAAATTGTTCCATCGCCTGATACTGTGAGTGTATCTCCACCTACATCGCCGGTGACGTCAATGCCGCCAGAGGTGGTGGCGAGACGAGCAGAGGCATCAGAGCCGTGGTTTAAGGTGACAGCACCGCCATCTATAAATGTCGCCATCCTTGCGCCAGACGAATCGTCAATGACTACACTTGTGCCTTTGAGAATTAGATTTCCTGCGCCAGCATCTTCAATATAACTACCAGTTGCAGGGTTATGATAAATCTGAAGGTCACTGCCAGCACCGAAGGATATTACACCGTTGTCGCCTACCGCAACATTACCGCCATTGGTTCCATCACCGACTGTAACAGTAGCATTAGACTGAATCTCAAATTTTGATGTGGCATCGATTCCAAGACCGCCCATAAATGGTGAAACTTTTGTGCTCATGTATACCTTTCTATCATAATTTTAACCACAGGTCAAAATATATTTATTAGAGTGCTCCTAAATCGAATGTAGTGACTGTCAACCCAGCAAAAGTTGGTGAATCACCTGTTCCAACAGCTTGTCCAATTGCAATGTCATCAGCATTTACAGTCACACCTGTACCAGCGCCAATGTTAAGAGTCACTGTGCCAGTTGTTCCGCCACCAGTTAAGCCTGAACCAGCTGTAACACCTTCAATGTCACCTTCTGGAACAGCAGCAATCCCAGCTGCAAGAGCCTGCGCGTTAGAAACGGTAGAGAAAGTTGTGTTAGCATATGTCCCAAAAGCATCAGAACGAGCCGTAACAGAAGCTACATTGTCTTGCACCACATCTACGTTTGCATTGAGTTGGTTATAGGTTACTAAATCGTTAGCATAAGCTAAAAATAAGGTGGCAGATACATTAGCTTTTGTATCTAATGTAGTATTTGCATAGGTTCCAAAAGCATCAGAACGAGAGGTAATAGAAGCTACATTGTCTTGTACTACGTCTAGATTTGCATTGAGTTGGTTATAGGTTACTAAATCGTTAGCATAGGCTAAAAATAGAGTAGCTGATACGTTTGCCTTTGTGTCAAGAGTAGTGTTTGCATAAGTACCAAAGTTATCAACAGTTGTAGTAAGAGTTGCTACATTGTCCTGCACTACATTAATATTAGAATTAAGCTGAATAAAGCCAGCAGATGCATTAGCACGTGTATCGTATACAGACCCTTGAACACCATCCAATAAATCAGCATTTAAGTTAGTTACAAGAGTTGTTGATGCTACAGTGAAAGGTGCAGTACCGGTTGCAATTGTAGATTCTAGAGTTGATAATACTAGATCTCCGTAGGAGAAAGAGCCATCAGTTGTATCAATTGCAGCGTTTGGTTCTGGGTCATACTCATCAAACATTTTGAACTTTGCATCTGAAATATCAAAGAACATACCAAGGTGTGTATATCCTGGTTCAGAAAGACCTGCATTTCTATTCGAAACCCAGCCTGTGTCTACTTGCGTAGGAGCTGCCACACCACTCCACTGATCTCCAACAGTATGCCCAGTAGTAGCTTCAAATGTGATTGAAATTCCATTAGCAAGAGACTGCTCACCGCCAGTTATTGCAACACCTAAAGCTACATTAGTAGCAAAATTATCAAGTGACCAGTCAAAAGTATCAGGAGTACCAGTTGAGTTGATCATTACATTAAATGTTTCAGTGATAGGACCGTTATAATGACCCACTAGAGTAGCATCGTCTAAACCAGATCCAATAAACACTGTCGCCGAATCACCAATTGTATCACCAGAGTTTAAATACATAAGTGAGTTAGCAACTGCAAGAGAATTAACTGAAGTTATAGATTCAGAACCTAAAACTGATAGGTTACCACCAACAGTTAAATCAGAATCAATATAAGCTGAACCGGTAACTCGGTAGGTTTCTGCGAAGTGATCAGTCATATCAATATAGATGCAACCGTTAGTAGCATCTGTGATAAGAACAATACCAATATCAACAGTAAAATACGGGTAGGTAGGAGCTGTTTCTTGTAAGAGACCTGCTTCAGGACCAAGATGAATACGATTACCAGCGGTCAACCCAGTAGTGTCGCCAAACACAATACCAGCTCGCTGAACAAAACCAAACTCACCATCTGCAATAGAATCAGCAGTCAAACCAGCAACATAAGCTGTGGCTTCATTAGCTGCATTAGCGAGTGCAATAGTAGGAATACCGCCATCTTCTGATACAAGATATACAGGTTTGACTCGACCAATTGTATCGCCTGATGTATTCTTTACATAGATCATCTCATCTTGACCTACATGAACATTAGAAGTGATAGAAGGACCTGCTACGCGAAGAGAGTTACGTTCTGTATCATAATGAACACGACCTTCTGCATGAGTAGGTGAAAAAGAGTCTAAAAGAGCAAAGTCAATTGTATTAGACTGCAGAGCAAGGTTACCAAACTGCTCAACTGCCACACGAATACCTGCGTTTGAAGATCCTGTATAAACTGTGAGGTTATCTTGTACCACATCTACATTAGCATTTAACTGAATATAAGTAGCTGAAACATTTGCCTTTGTATCCAAAGTTGTGTTAGAATATGTTCCAAAGTTATCAACAGTTGTAGTAAGAGTTGCCACGTTGTCCTGAACTACATCAACATTAGCATTCACTCTAGTATCAAGAGCTGTCACATTAGCTTCAGAAGCGGCAACATTGTCTTGAAGTAAATTGAGACTTGCAGTAACGTTAGAAGTAGCAGTATCAACTGTGGTAGTTGAGGCATCTGCACCAGTAATTGTAATACCAGAACCTGTTTCATTTGGAGCGATAGTAACATTACCAATATAAAGTGTGCCTGGGCCTAGGTAAATATCTTTCCAGACCAAATCTGGTGCGCCTAGTGAGTATGTATTGTTGGAGGAAGGTTCAACGTTTGCATCAGTGATAATTACATTTGAGTCTGTATTATAGGTAAAGAATGTATTATCAGCTCGACGAGACTCAACAGCCAAAACATTTGCTTCGGTTGAAGCCACATTAGCAAGATACTCA